AGAAGACGCAAACGATCAAGAGAAAATTAAAGGCCTATTGCAATGGTTCCAAAACAAACATGACACATACAGGAAAGACTTCATAGATGATCAAATTGAAAATGGCATCAAGGGATCTCAACTGGAGCAGGCAGTAGAAAATAATGACGAATTATGGGAATTAGAAAATATAGTAAATGAATTAAAAAGCGGATCTATGGAAAATGCCATAGAAGCAATTAATCAAGCAAAGTATGAATTCAGTGGTATACCAGGTGAGGATGATAATTTCATGCAGGTTATAGAAAAATTAGGAATTCCAAAAGATACATTTTATTTTACAAAAGACGAATCAGTTTCGGAAGACGCAGGCACATCACCACTTAAAGAAACTGCTAGAATGGCAATTGAACTTATTGAAATACTTAAGAACGGTGGTAGCATAGATGAATCTGCACAAAATATTTTAAACCAAGCCGCTGATAACTTACACGGTGCATACAATTACGAAAGTTATGCAAAAACAAACCCATACAGAGAAGAATTAGATTCAAACACATTAAGCAAACACGCACAGGTAATACAAAAACACATTGATGAAATATTAGCAAGAGAAACAAGTTTAGATGATATTGATACAAAACCTGGTATGATGAGAATATTAAACAAAAGAGTAAATGAAGTTGAAAAAGAATTAGCAAAAGAAAATAGAAAAGAAGTAGAAGAAGGAGGTATGCCTGCTTCAATTATTAAGCATAAACAAAAACTTGCACATATGTCTGATGAAGAATTAGCAAACAGATTTAAAGATTTTGATGAACAAAGATTAAGACAAATGGCTTGGAGACACGGCTACGGTAAAATGAGTTCTCACTACTTAGATAGAGTTAGAAATCATATGACTAGTAAAAGAACTGGCACAACTGAAGCAGAATTAGAAGAAGGTTTAAAAGACTGGGCAAAAAGATTGGCGGCGGCAGGAATTATTGTAGGAACTTTAGCAGGTATTGGCACAATTAACAATGCAATAGACAACAGTGTACCGACTGTAAAAGCATTGAATACAGCATATGAACTAGCAGTTGATCAAGGACATACCGAACTTGCAAAAAATATTGAAGACGACTTATCAGCAGTAAAAATACGTTTACAATCTGGTAAAGATTTAAATTTTGTTAAAAATATGCAAAACAAATACAGCAAATTTGTTGATGCAGGCGGATTGCCATACAGTATCGATACAGAAGACATGGCATATGAATCAAAACTTGCTATAATGCTAAATCAACAAACTTAAATAAAACTGCAACAAATATAAATACTCATATGGCAACAAAAAAATCAGCAGATAACAGTTTCGCAGACCTGGTATCTCGTTTAAAAGAGATGAGTAACACATCACCTGATCAAGAAAGAGCAGAATTAATGGAAGCCGCTAGACACGAACCAAAAATATTAGATGACAAAGAAATAAGTTTATCAGATATTGCCAAATTAGCAGGTATTAAAGAGTATACTGAACAACCAAAAGTTTCAAAAAAAGCAGAAAAATTGGTTGAATCAATAACTGCTGAACCAAAAACAGAATCAGATATTACAAAAGCAATTAAAGAATCAGATGCAGATGATTCTATTTCAACAAACATTAAAAAAGCAGTTAGTGAAGAAGTTAATAGATTAGATAAAATTGCTGAACTAGAAACACAACTAGCAGAATTAAAAGCAGAACAAAAAGAAGAACAAACTTATGACAGCAAATCATTTAGAGAAGTTATCGGAAAAGATATCACAGAATATATTAAAAACGCAGAAGAGGCTCAACTTGTTGAATTATACAACACTTTCTCAGACAATGAAGCAGTTTACAATGAAGAATCAAAAAGCATTCTTGTTAAAACTCCAGAAACTTCAGAAATAATTGCAGACGCAGAAAAAGCAGAAGCACCAGAAGAAGAAGTTGTACAAGAAAAAGAACCTGAAGAAAACGAAAACGAAATCCAACCTCAACCAGAGGGTTTACCGGTGGATGAACCAGCAGTCGAACAACCTATTGAAGAAGAAGGTGAAGAAATAGAGTTGGCACAACCTGCTGAAGACAAGTTTACAAACGATTTAGACCCTACCGAAAAAAAATAAATACGGTATATGAGTAATATACCTTACAACTACCACAAGTATATAGATGATGTAACAAAAATGCGTCAAAGAGGTACCATTAGTGCAGGTGAACAAGCAAAATCTCCTAGTAGTGCCGGTAGCCGAGGACTTGCAAAAGTTGAGACATTTGCTGACGGTCCTAACCAAATAATGAAGTCAAATAATGTTGTTGAAACCGATGAAGAATTACAACGTATTAAAAAATTAGCAGGGTTAATTTAATCTTTAAATATAGTAGATGTCAAATCTACAAATCATTAAAAAATGGTATACTGAAAATCTTTTTCCGGGGCCTTATTCATACGAACAAATAAAAGATAAAGATTGTTTACAAAACCAATTTATTTCTAACATTAATAACCTTTGTACTCCAGGAAGTGATATTATAGACGTAGGTTGTGGTACTGGTTTATTTTTAAATGCACTAGCACTGCATAATAAACAATGTAATTTTTACGGAGTTGACTTCTCTGACGCAGTAGATTACGCAGATGCATTTGCAAAATTTAACAAGATTAAAAATGTTTCTTATGATAAAAAAGATTTATTTGATCTATCTGCAGAAAAGAAATATGATGTAGTTGTGGCGCAGAGTGTATTAACGCATACACAAAATTGGCAACTTGCTTTAGAAATTTTAAAAAGTTTAGTTAAAGATTCAGGCACATTAATTGTAAGTGTTTACAGTCCTATAGGGAAACGTCTACAAAAATGGTTTCCAAAGAACATACAAAACAAAAGACTGGCGTTAGATCAATATTCAAATCCGTTAGACGTCACTGTGCCTTACAATTATTTTTTAGCAGGTACAAGTGAATTTGATATTTGTAAAGAAGTGCCAAAGAAATCTCTTATAAGAGATTTTAAGAATTATCAAAACGGTGGATTAACAGTGTTTAATTTGGTAAAAAATTCATCTAATAAATTAGTAACAACTGATTTGTATAATTGGATTGTGAACTACGTTGAAAAGCCACATTCATTTTACAAATTTAAGTTTCCTCCGTGTCCTTTTGCTAAAAAAATAAGAATGCAAAATGATATGATAATAAAGGCGTATAATAAAGGATCTTTAATTGATTTTGTAAATTATAATATTGAACTACTATTACAATCTAAAAAAACAGTGTTAGTTATGTTTGCACCTAAAAAATTTGATACTTTCTACAATATATATTTGCTAAAAAACTTAAACAAAAAATTAATTCCAAAAGATCGTTACCTACAAGTAGGTGAAATCAACGTTGAAAGTAGATATGACAAAAAAGGCAAAGGTTATTTTGCAATTTTGTTAAATCGATTGGGTATAGTAAGAGAAAAACATAAATTTTTAAAAAAAGATACAGACTTTTATAAAGATTGGACTAAAGATCATTATAAAGTTGTTGTTGAAGATAGAGAAAATTTATATAAGAAATATAGTAACAAATGAAAATATTAATTGTAGGTGACAGTTATGCTGTAGATTGGACAGTCAAATATAACGATTATCCAGGTTGGCCGAACCTATTAGCACAACAATACAATGTTGTAAATTATGCTCAAGCAGGTGTTAGTCAATACAAAATATTAAAACAGTTACAAGCACAAAATATCAATGAGTTTGATGTGGTAATATCATCGTTTACTAGTCCTTATAGAGTTCATACACTAAAACACCCTGTTCATTACCAAGACAAACTACACAAAAATTCTGATTTATTAGCAATTGATTGTGAATATGCTTACCAACGAGACAAAAATAATGAGAGTTTAGCAACTGCAAAAAACTATTTTAAATATCATTTTGATTTTGATTATTATGAATACATTTATTCTTTGATGTTAAAAGAATGTGAAAATATTATTGGAGAATGTTTTCATATAAAATTAGCACAACAACAATTTGGCAAATATAATTGGGGACAACTAAATGAAAAGTATAAAGGGTTGGTAAATCATTTATCGCAAAAAGGTAATGAAATTGTATTTGAAGAAATTAAAAAACAGATTGATAATTTTTAAATTTCATTATATAATAAACAAAACAAGGAGAAACAAATGGCAGTAAGAAACTTTAATGAAGCAGAAAAACAAAAATTAATACAAATTATTTCACAAGGATCACAAGTATTAGGTGAAGTTGAAGATTTAAGGACAGGTCTAAAAGATACTGTAAAAGCAATAGCAGAAGAATTAGAATTAAAACCTGCACTAATCAACAAAGCAATATCTGTGGCACATAGAGGCAACTATCAAAATATTGCCGACGAAATGGACACACTTGAAAGCATATTGAATACAGCCGGTAAACTTTAGTGCTTAAATTACTCAAAGAATTTTGGGTAACAAGTTATATAACAGACAAACTTGCTTTCTATTTAGAAGTGTTTTCAGTAGCAGTAACAATAGTAGGTTCTTGTATTTTAACTTTTACCTCACCAAATCCAATAATGACATGGGTATTTCCGTTATACCTACTTGGTTCAACTACACTTACCTATGCGTCATGGCGTAGAAGAATAATTTGGACTTGCGTTTTGGCATCATGGTTTACTATAATGAATGTAATAGGAAATTTTAAAGTATTTTTATGAGTTATATAGACGCATTATATAAAAAAGACGAAGATAAAATTTATGTTGTAGAACGTGATCCAAAAAAAGGTCGTGTGTTTGTTGAGTATGACGCAAGGTATGTATTTTATTATCCTGATGCTAGAGGAAAACATAGGTCAATAACAGGCGAGACATTACAAAAAATACAATGTAGCACAGCAAAAGAATTCATTAAAGAGCAACGTATAAGATCAAACAAAGCACTTTATGAACAAGATATCAATCCGGTGTTTAGATGTTTGGAAGAGAATTACTTAGGTAAAGAAACTCCAAAACTAAATGTACTGTTTTTTGATATTGAAGTGGACTTTGATCCTGAAAAGGGTTATGCCACTACAGATGATCCGTTCATGCCCATTACTGCCATAAGTTGTTATATGGGTTGGACGGATCAGTTAATTACATTTGCAGTTCCACCAAAAACATTAAGCATGAAAGAAGCAGAAATTCTCACAAAAAGATTTGATAACACTATATTGTTTGAGAAGGAAAAGGATATGCTTGATGCATTTTTACAATTAGTTGGAGATGCAGATATTATTTCAGGTTGGAACTCAGAAGGATACGATATTCCATATACAGTAGGAAGAATACAAAAAGTATTAAGTTCAGATGACACAAGACGTTTATGTTTTTGGGGAGAAAAACCAAAAAAGAGAGTTTTTGAAAAATATGGAAAAGAACATTTAAGTTATGATTTAATTGGCCGAGTACACTTAGATTTATTAGAATTATATAGAAAATATACATATGAAGAACGTCATAGTTTTAGATTAGACGCAATTGGTGAACACGAATTAGGAGAAAAGAAAACTATATACGAAGGTTCCTTAGATAATCTATACAAAAATGATTTTGGATTGTTTATAGAATATAACAGACAAGACTGTCACCTACTTACTAACCTTGAAAAGAAATTAAAATTTATAGAATTAGCAAACGAAATCGCACACCAAAACACAGTATTACTACAAACAACAATGGGTGCAGTTGCAGTTACAGAACAAGCAATAGTAAATGAAGCACATAGACGCGGTATGATTGTACCAGGTAGAAAATACAGAGACAAAAATGCCGAACCAGTTACAGCGGCTGGTGCCTATGTAGCAACTCCAAAAAAAGGTTTACACGATTGGATAGGATCAATTGATATTAATTCACTATATCCAAGTGTTATTCGAGCATTGAATATGGGGCCTGAAACTATTGTAGGACAAATAAGACCTATTATAACATCGGCAGAAGTAAACAGAGCAAAATCTCAAAAAAAATCTTTTGCGGCGGCTTGGGATAATCAATTTGGCAGTTGGGAATACCAAGCAGTTATGAACAAAGAAAAAGGAACAGAAATATTAATTGATTGGGCAGACGGAACAAGTGTAAGGATGTCAGCGGCACAATTATATGATGTAGTATTTGAAGGAAACAATAAATGGATGTTAAGTGCCAACGGTACAATTTTCACATATGAATTTGAAGCAATTATTCCAGGACTATTAAAACGTTGGTATGCAGAAAGAAAAGAAATGCAACGTAAGATGATTGAATCTGGAGATAACGAAATTGAAAGAGAATATTGGGATAAAAGACAATTAGTTAAAAAAATTAATCTTAATAGTTTGTATGGTGCAATATTAAACCCGGGTTGTCGATTTTTTGATATGAGAATAGGACAATCAGTGACACTAACAGGCAGATGTATTACAAAACATATGGGAGCAAAAGTAAATGAAATAATTGGTGGCAAATATAACCATGTAGGCGAATCAATAATTTATGGTGATACTGATTCTGTATATTTTTCTGCACACAAGACACTTGCAAAAGATATAGAATCTGGCCAGGTACCATGGACAAAAGAATCTGTAATTAGTTTGTATGATAAAATAGCAGAAGAAGTAAACACAACATTTTCAGGATTTATGACAAAAGCGTTTCATTGCCCAATTACAAGAGGTTCAGTAATTAAAGCAGGTAGAGAACTTGTTGCACTTAAAGGTTTGTTTATTACAAAGAAAAGATATGCATTATTGTATTATGACATAGAAGGAAATCGTGTAGATTCGACAGACAAAGAAGGCAAAGTAAAAGCAATGGGTCTAGATTTAAAAAGATCCGATACTCCTGTATTTGTGCAAGATTTTTTAAGTGACATACTTTATCAAGTATTAACAGGCGAATCGGAGGAACAAGTTCTGCAAGCAATATCTGATTTTAGATCAGAATTTAAAGCAAGGCCTGGTTGGGAAAAGGGATCACCAAAAAGAGCAAACAATATGACAAAGTATACCGATGCAGAAGAAAAGCAAGGCAGAGCAAATATGCCTGGCCATGTTAGGGCAAGTATGAATTGGAATAACTGTAAACAAATGTATAGTGACAAGTATTCTCTACAAATTTCAGATGGTGCAAAAGTGATTGTTTGTAAACTTAAAAACAATCCATTAAATTATACAAGTATAGCATATCCTGTAGACGAGTTACGTATTCCAGATTGGTTCAAAGAGTTACCATTTGATTCTGAAGCAATGGAGCAAACTATATTGGACCGAAAATTAGACAATTTAATTGGTGTACTAGATTGGGATATACAATCAACCGAAACCAGTAATACATTTAACAAACTATTCGAGTTCTAAATACAATTATGTTAAGTATAGAAGAAATAAAATTATTAATAGAAAAATTAGAAAAAGTTAAAAAGGAAGATTTGCAAAATTTGATTGATTCAAATTTAAAAATTTTAAAAGATATTGCTTTGACTGTTGATGCTATTAATAACGACAAAATAGATAGATTAGACAAAACACAAGAATGGTTTAATCACGATCGCAAACAAAAATTAAAAAACCCTACTATTGATCATTGGTTGTATAAACAAGTACAGTCAAAAATATTTCAATTTGCCAAAACTAATATATACAACAGTTTAGAGATTGGTCCTGGCAATGGTATGTTTAGTAAAGATTTTAAATCATGGGGTTTTAACTATTTTTTAGATATTACAAACCAAATTGAATTACCTATACGCAAAATGTTCCCACGATTGCATCAGAAATATCTAAGATTCTATAAAACAAGAAATCACGAATGTTCAAACATTCCACAAAACAGTTGCAACTTTGTGTTTAGTTGGGACACTTTTGTATTTTTCACACAATCTCATATACAACATTACCTACATGCTATTAAAAGAATATTAATACCCGGTAGTTATGCGTTTATTCAATATGCAGATTGTCACTATGATATTGATTTGGCTTTGGCCAAACGTGGTTATTGGAATTATAATACTAAAACTGTAATGACAAAGATTATCGAAGATGAAGGATATGAAGTGATAGAAATGAATTTATTTAGACCAGGTGCAAACTATGCCATATTTCGTAAACCTGGTAAACAAAATCCTGTTGAGTACAAAGTTTATGATTTTAATCTTGATTAAAATCTAAATAATCTGTATAATAAAGCATTATGATAGATATCTTGAGAGACATAGTCAAGCACACGCACGGCTTGGGATTTTTAGATCTTGTTAAAATTACTGGAGACAGTAACGAAACTGGCATTGATTCAATGGCAGAAGACAGATCAGTTATCTTGCAAGGATCTTTTCACAAACCACAAGCAGAAATGGA